AATAGATACTATCTTAGGTTCAGATTTCAATATCTGGAGAAATATGATTGCTGCAAAGCGTGTAACTTCAAGCGATGTAACATTCGCTGTTGCAAGAAATAACTGGACATCTGGTATTCAATATACACCTTATACAGATTCAAATGCAAGTTTATATACATCAAACTTTTTCGTTGTCACAGATGACTTTAACGTATATAAAGTAATTGACAATAATAACAATGCTCTGTCAACAGTAAAACCATCATCAACTGGTACTTCTATCTTCACCACCTCTGATGGTTATCGCTGGAAGTTTATGTATAATATCACCCCTGCTGATGTGTTGAAATTTACAACGACAAACTTTATTCCTGCCAAACAACTTGACTCTGATGATGGTAGTCTACAGTTTGATGTACAAGCTGCTGCTTCAAATGGTGCAATCGACTTTATTGATGTTACTTCAGCAGGTTCTGGTTATCTCTTTGCAACAGGCACATTCTCAAACGTTGATAGTTCAACAATTGTAAAACTCACAAGTGCCAGTACAACAGATGACTCGTATGTTGGTTCAACTGTATATGTAAGTGGTGGTACAGGTTCTGGTCAGTTAAGAGAGATCGTAGATTATCAAGGTAATATTAATAAGGCAACCGTAAATGCTGCTTTCTCACCTGTTCCTGATACAAGTTCAACATATATTGTTGGACCAAAGGTAACTATCACAGGTGATGGTCAAGGTGCATTGGCATATGCTAATGTTGCTTTACCTGCTCTTTCGTCTGCAACTGTTGGCAATACTGTCAATCAAGTTGTTATGATTGATACAGGTTCTAATTACAGTAAATTCAATGTAACAATCTCTGCTAATAGTTCACATGGCACAGGTGCAGTTGCTTCTGGTAGTGTTGCACCATATGGTGGGCATGGGAATAATGCTGTAAAAGAACTTGGTGCCACAGATGTAATTCTAAATGTTCGTATGACAGGTACAGAGTCAGGTACATTTATCACTAACAACGATTTTCGTATTGTTGGTTTGATGAGAGACCCACTTCTTGCAAACGGTGACATTGCCAATACAACTGTATATGACATGACAACAAAACTTACTGTCACTGGCAAATCAGGAACATTTTCTGCCGATGAAATGATTGCTGGTGGTACAAGTGGCGCTTCAGCAAGATTTGTTTCTTTTGCCAATACAAATGCTTCTGGCACTGCTGGTGTAATTAGTGTGACAGGTCTAGACGGTACATTTGAAGCTGCAGAAACAATCACCGGTAACACTTCTACTCAAACTGCTACGGTAGCGTCTATAAATAATAGAGACTTGCAAGATTTCAAAGGTGATATTCTTTATGTCGAGAACAGATTACCCGTAAGTCGGGCTGCTGACCAGACTGAAGATATCAAACTTATCGTTAGATTTTAAGGTAAAAAAGAATGTCACTAGAGACTAATTTTAATCTATCACCATACTTCGATGATTTTGAGACAAGTGCTAAACTGAAGAACTATCACAGAGTTCTTTTCAAGCCATCACTTGCTGTACAAACTCGTGAACTAAACCAGTTACAGACCATTCTACAAAATCAAATCGAACGTTTCGGTGATAACATTTATGAAGAAGGGACAATCATTGACGGTTGTTCTTTTCAGTATGATGCTAATGTGGCATTCATCAAACTCAGAGACAATGACTCAGGTGGTAATACAGTTACCGTTTCTGCTTTTGCTAATTCTGTTGTTCAAGGCGCAACAACTGGCGTTCGTGCTAAAGTTATCTCAGTGGCTTCGGGTGCAGAAGCAACCGCACCAGACTATAACACATTTCTAGTAAAATATATTGATAGTGGTACAGCCAAGACAAACAAGACATTTACTCTGAACGAAGAACTTGTATTTTTACCTGCTGATGGTGGCGCAGGTCAACGTGCTAACACTATTGCTGCTGGTGCATTTGGTTTCGGATCAGTCTTCAATGTTGGTGGTGGGACAATCTATTCAAAGGGCCACTTTATCAACGTTGCTCCTCAAACACTCATTCTTGAAAAGTATTCTACAAAGCCATCATACAAAGTCGGCTTCAAGATTTTAGAAAGCATCGCTACCAGTGGTACTGATACAACTCTTCTTGATAATGCTGCTGGTTCATATAATGCCTCTGCTCCTGGTGCCGACCGTCTTGTTCTTACACCAACCCTTACTAAGAAAGCACTTATCACTTCTGCTAATGTTGCTACTGCAAATACTGAGTCGTTCTTCTCAATCTTTGAAGTTGAAGATGGTAACATTCGTATTGTAAGAGATGATACAGTATTCAATAGTATTGGTAGAGAACTTGCTAAGAGAACATATGAAGAGTCTGGTAACTATCAGTTAAAACAAATCAATACTCATGTAAAGGAGCACTTGAATACAGGTAGTAACTTTGGTCGTTTCACTGCTGGTGAAGGTGGTGATAAAAATAAACTTGCTATTGGTATTGAGCCAGGTGTTGCTTATGTTATGGGTTATCGTAATGAAACTCTTGCAACAGAGTTCATTGAGACAGACAAAGCAACTGATACTAAACACGAAACTGGTATTAATGTCACAACAAACTTTGGTAACTATGTTCTTGTAAATGAAGTAGTTGGTCTTTGGGATCCTACCGTAGTTCAAAGTATTTCACTAAGAGATACCGCTGCTACGGCTGTAACAAGTGGTAGTGTTGCGTTAGGTGCAGGCGCTGCACCTGGAGCAGAGATTGGGACAGCAAAGATTCGTGGTTTTCAATATGAGTCTGGCACGATGGGTCAAAAGAATGGTATATTCCGTATGTACTTATTCGATATTAACATGACTGCATCTGAAAAGTCTTTTGGTGATGTTCGCTGTTTATTTGTTAATAATCCTGGTGGTCCTAATAGTTTCGCTGACCCTGTTCTTGAAACTGTTGTCATTGGCACCACTGGTGGTGGATCCACTGCATCTACCATCACAAAAGCAGTATTGAAAGAACCTGACTTTAATAGAAACGTGTACTCACTCGGTGTACAGGCCACGAAACAACTTACCACAAACACTGGCACTGTTAATGCTTTCTACGAGTTTCGTGACAAGGCAACGATTTCGTTCAATACATCTGGTGTTGGTTCGCTTGCTATCTCTGGCGTTCATGCTGGTGGCACAGAAGAGTTTCCATATGGTGTCGGCGCACTAAATGACACACAAAAGAGAGAGTTCATTGCCGTAGCTGGTGCAACCGCACAGACAGCAAGTGTACCAGGTCTTGTCAAACAGGTCTTTGGAGCAGTTGCTAATACTAAAATGGCAAATACACTAGTTGGTAACAGCACAACGTTCTTAACAAATTTCAAAGTTGGCGATTACATTTCAGTTTCTAATACTAGTGGACAAGGTTCTGTGACAACTCGTATTGTTGACATTGCTAGTGATACTGTTATGACAACTAATCCTGCTATTGCTACTGTAGATGATTCAACGTTCCATTGCTTGGCTGCTGATAACGGAGCAGGAACCGCAGAGGTTCATAAAATCTTTCCAACAGGTTATGTTTTTGACTTGACAGAAAATGGCACAGGTGGTGCAGAGAGAACAGTTACGATTAGTGGTAGTGCATTAGCATCTGTTGACTTGAAAGAAAACTTTGCAAACTCAACTAATATTACGGTTTTCTTCAATAACAAAAGAGAAACAGCAGTAAGTGCTGCAAAGGCTGTTCGTAAAAATCGTTTCATTCGTCTTGATCTATCTACTCATAGTGCAGGCATTGACGGACCATATGGTCTAGGTGTAGCAGATGTATTTAATCTTCGTAAAGTATACATCGGTGAAACGTATTCCACAAACAATCGTGATGTAACTTCAGAATTTAGAATCATTCGTAACTCAGATGATAATATCTATAAACATTCTCTTCTCACAAAGAAAGAGGGTAGTAGTCTTACACTTTCTACAGCAGACCGTTTAGTTGTAGAGATTGACTACTTTGAACATGATCGCTCTGGTGGTATTGGGTTCTTCTCAGTAGATTCATATTCAGTCGACCCTAATGAGTCAACGGCAAATACAACTGCCATTGCAACTCCACAGATTCCAAGGTTCGTTTCCAGAACTTCAAAAAGAGTTTATGATCTTCGTGACTCACTAGACTTTAGACCTCGTGTAACATCTGCTGCCAATACAAATGTCAGCACGGTTGCTGATTCAGCAGTCAATCCAGCACAGTCAACCACAGTAGATGTTGATGCTTCTGGTTCATATGTTCCTGTTCCTGACAAGACATTTCAATCTGATCTTATTCATTATCTACCACGTGTTGACCGAGTGGTTATTGGTAAAGATGGTAAGAAAAAAGTGGTCAAGGGTATTCCTTCAGATAAGCCTTTCCCCCCAATTGAACCAGCAGAGTCAATGTCTCTGTCATTGTTAAACATTCCTCCATTTCCATCTTTGTCGTTAGAGAATGCTTATAACTTTATTGACCCACAGACTGAGGGAACTCGTGTTGATTTAGCAGTTAAAGTTAAACCATACTTCCATCGTCGTTATACAATGGAAGATATCTCTGACATCACTACAAGAATCGACCGCTTAGAATATTACACTGCTTTGAATGTGCTTGAGAAAGCAGCAAGAGACTTAGCAATTCCTGATGAGAATGGCCTTGATAGGTTTAAGAACGGTATCTTTGTAGATGCTTTCTTCGGTCATAATAATGCTGACTTGACAGACCCATCATACTTCTCATCTATTGATAAAGTCAAAGGTGAACTCAGACCTAAGTTTGACTCACAGAATATTGATATTTCTTTTAACGATAGTCTTTCTACAAACGTTACAAGAAAAGGTAAACATACTAGACTTGATGTGACTGCTAATACAAACTCATATCAGAATGGTGATGTTGTTTATCTTGGTTCGTCAATCGGATCTGCTACCGCACAAGGCACAGTTCGTACAGTTGTATCAAATTCAAGTGTTGTAAGACTATATCTGCACAATTCAAGTGGTTCATTCACAACTTCAGCAACCCTGAAGAAAGATGGTTCATCTGATACATCAACTATTTCTACTGTACAGAATGCTACTGAAGGTGATTTGGTCACCCTACCTTATACTCACAACATACACATTGACCAACCATGGGCATCAAGAACAATCAATCCCGTCGGTGAACTATCATTCAACTGGGTTGGCAATCTAGACTTATTCCCAGAAGCAGATCATTGGGTTGACACAACTACACAACCAGACGTACAATGGGATTTGGATTTGGCTTCTAACTGGTCAAATCTAAGAGATGCATGGGGTACAAACTGGAACGAGTGGAGTGATGATGGTCGGCCAAGACAAAACAGAGAAGTTCGTGGTGTTGCTTTTGTAAGAGGTGGTACTGGTTCACTAGGTGATAATCTTGCAGGTTCACATAATGCTATCGATGATGTTGTTGTAACAACTTCTCAAGATCAGGTTCGTACTGGCACACGTTTGAATGTGGATGTATTCAATCGCACTCAAACGTCTGGTCCATTTGTAACTCGCACTGACATTGTTCCATTCATGCGGTCACGTTTGGTTCAGTTCCGTGGCACAGGTATGAAACCAAATACTCGTGTATTCCCATATTTTGATGATATTCTTGTAAATGATTTCGTTGCGCCTACTACAAAAGAGTTTGCTAATACAGCAGGTCTTGGTGATGCTTTGGAAACAAATGCGAATGGTGATGTATTTGGCGTATTCATTATTCCTAACAATGACCGATTAAGGTTCCGTCAAGGTGAACGTCCATTCAAACTAGTTGACATTGCTAACACAGCAACACAAACAGGTACAGAGACAACTTCCGCTGTAACTAACTATACTTCACTTGGTTTAGCAAGTTCACAGCGAGGTATTACATTTAATACTCGTGAGGCCAGAGTGTCACATGACACAGTAACCGAACGTAGAACTGTGACATCTACATTTGAAGGATTACAAGCTCATCAAGACCCTGTTGCACAAACGTTCCGTGTAGGTGACTTTGAATTTCAGAATTTAGATTTTGCTGATGGTCCATTTGGTACGGGCGCTGATGGATTCTTTATCTCTGCTATTGACCTATACTTCCAAGAGAAAAGTTCAACTTCAGGCATTGCTATCGAAATCCGTGAAGTTGTCAATGGTCAGATTACTGCTATTCGAGTACCATTTGGATACAAAAGAGTTGATCCAGATGATGTTAATATTTCAGCTACTGGTAATGCTCGTACACCTTTCTACTTTGATCAGCCTGTATATCTTCGTGGTGATAAAGAGTATGCCTTTGTTGTAAAACCTGATGGATCTAATCCAGATTATCGTTTATGGATTGCACAACTTGGTGATACAGATACCAACTTTGGCGCAATCATCGACCAACAACCTGCTGTTGGTATGTTGTTTACATCAGCTAACGATAGAACATATACACCAAGACAGAATCAAGATATTCGGTTCACTATCTGGCGTGCAAACTTCGATAATAGTTCTACAGGCACAGTTGTCTACACTAATGATGATGACGAATATCTAAATGCTACACAGTTTTCTGGTACTCGCTTCAATATCGGTGAGAAGATTAGAGGTGAAGCTGTTATTCTTATGACTTCAAATGCAGCAACAATTGCTGTGAATGATACGGTTACTATTGGTTCTAACACTGGCAAGGTTCGTAAGTTGGTAACAAGCACCGACACGCCAACTATCAAAGTTGATATGAAAGGTTCTATTGCTG